ATCTCTCTATGTACTTTATCAGCAATTAATTGGGGACTAATAAATGAAACATCTGAATTTGAAAAATATTGTAATCTTAGTGTCAGGGCTCTTGATGAGCTTCTTGATTATCAAGGGTATCCTATTGAAGCAGCAAGACGAGGTACATTATCTAGACGCCCCCTTGGGGTGGGAATCATCAACCTCGGATATTTCCTAGCCAAAAGAGGTTTAAAATATGATGAGTCTGCATATAAAATAGTAGATGAATATGCAGAGGCTTGGTCATATTATTTAATAAAAGCGAGTGCAGACCTTGCTGTTGAAAAACGCAAATTGATATATAATAGTGATACGAAATATTCTAAAGGAATACTTCCTATCGACACTTACAAACGGGCGATAGATAAACTTGTTAAGAGTAAATCGCGAATGCCGTGGGACGAACTGAGAACTCAGCTCAAGGCTACGGGTATCCGAAACAGTACTCTTATGGCATTAATGCCTGCTGAAACATCGGCCCAGATTAGTAATAGTACAAATGGTATCGAGCCACCTAGAGCTCTAGTGTCATATAAACAATCGAAAGATGGTGTTATGGCTCAAGTAGTTCCTGGTTATCACCATTTAAAAAATAAATACGACTTACTATGGGACCAAAAATCGCCTGAAGGTTACCTGGCTATCTGTGGCATATTACAGAAATATATAGACCAAGGTATATCAGTCAACACTTCTTATAATCCTGAACACTTTGAGGATAATAAGGTACCTATGTCTGTAATGATTAAGGATTTAGTTACAGCATATAAATATGGATTTAAACAATTATATTACTTTAACACCTTTGATGGTGCAGGAGAAATGAAGGAAGATGACCACCACACATACTACACAGGAACAGAAGCAGAAGTTGAAGAAGAAGATTGCGACTCCTGTACAATCTGAAGAAGATTGGTGCATGCTTCCTGATGTTGAAGATTTAGAAAAAATAGTAAAACGAGAACTTAAAAAATTAAAGGAATTTGAAATTGTCAGTACTAAAGAAAAATAAGAAATCACATTTACATAAAAACATGTTTTTTGATGAGGGAGTTGACATCGCAAGATATGATCAAGTCAAGTATCCCAACATTGAAAAAATAACAGATAAACAATTAGGCTTCTTTTGGAGACCAGAAGAGGTAGATGTATCAAAAGATAAAAAGGATTTTCATGACCTTACGGACCACGAACAACATATATTCACATCTAATCTTAAAAGGCAAATACTTTTGGACTCTGTTCAAGGTAGGGCCCCGAACATTGCTTTCTTACCTATATGTTCGTTACCTGAAGTAGAAAATTGGATTGAAACATGGTCATTCTTTGAAACAATACATAGTCGTTCATATACACATATCATTAGAAATATATACCCAGACCCATCATTCGTATTTGATAATATGTTAGATGTAAAACAAATTGTAGAGTGTGGTAATGATATTGCAGAATATTATGACGATTTAATTAATAATAATTCAAGTGCAACAAATAAAATGCAACATAAGAAAAGCCTATATATGTGTTTACTATCAGCAAATGCATTAGAAGGAATAAGATTTTATGTTTCATTTGCTTGTAGTTGGGCATTTGCAGAACTTAAAAAAATGGAAGGTAATGCAAAGATAATTAAATTTATTGCCCGTGATGAAAATACTCATCTAGCGGCGACTACAACTATGATAAAGGCTTTAATTAGAGAAGATAAAGATTATGAAAAGATTGCAAAAGAATTAGAGCAAGATGCAATAGATTTATTTACCCGAGTAATTGAACAAGAAAAAGAATGGGCTTCTTACCTATTTAAAGATGGTTCAATGATTGGTTTAAATGAAACAATATTAAAAGACTATGTTGAATGGATAGGTTGTAAGAGAATGAGAGCTCTTGGATTAACATGTCCGTATAGCGTAAGTCAAATGAATCCATTACCATGGACAGAGAAATGGATAAGTGGTGGGAATGTACAAGTTGCCCCACAGGAAACAGAAATTAGTTCATATGTAGTGGGTGGAGTAAAACAAGATGTCGATGAAAAGACACTATCAGGATTAAGTTTATAATGAATGAAATAACAGGAATGGTAATAGGTGCCGTAGTAGCACTTAGTGGAATATTATATGTCACATATGATAATTTAGAATACAAAGGATACCCAAATAATAAATCATGTACAGGAGAATGTTATGAGGCATATGTTAAAAAACATGGGACAGTGGTTGAACAACTACTTGCCAAAAAGGCTGAAGCACAAGAGGACCCATTTAGTTCAATTCGAGGATTGTGGGCAGGATGTGCTGCTTGCCACGGACAACAAGGGGAGGGAGTGGCTTCATTTCCAAGACTCGCAGGTCAGAAAGCCAGTTATATCACTGATAAACTACTTGCATACAAAAACAAAGAAACGCTCGGACCTATGAGTTCTACAATGTGGGGCCAGGCAGGAATGCTTACACAAGCACAAATTGAAACATTAAGTGAATTTATTGAGGTTGAATTAAGTGAATAAACAATTAGAAATGGATTATACATCATCAGACGCAAAGACAGCAAGTCAAATAGGAATTAGGTGGACGCCAAACGACGCAACACCTGAACAAATAAATCATTGGCATGAAACAGATAGTAAATGGTGGGCTGAAAGAGGCCTACTTTTCGTGGCAATAGCATCATTTACACAGGTATTCATGCTTGGCATGATGGGATTAACTATGTACATGATAGGATTAGGAGTAAATTAATGAAGATAGATATTTACGGAAAAGATAATTGTCCCTTTTGTGATAAGGCAGTATTTTTAGCACAACAGGTAATACAAGAGTCATCTCATACATATAACTATTGGAAATTAGGAAAAGATTTTGGTAGAGAAGATATGCTAGAAAAGTTTCCAGGAGCAAGAACATTCCCACAAATTCAAATTGATGGTAAAAACATTGGTGGATATACAGAATTTGAGGCATATTTAAAATGATATTAGAATGTGAATATTGTTATAGTCGCATTGTGATCAAACCAGACGACAGAGAAGTTAAAATAAATTTCTGTCCACATTGTGGTGAACCCACAGATGATGATTTAGATGAGCTAGATTTCGGTGAAGATTGACCCTTGGTTATACCAGGGGTCCGTATTTGAGCCCCCTAAAGATTTCTCAGCTGATGATTATTATGGCTTTGTCTACTGTATTACAAATAGAGCTACAAATCAAAAATACATTGGTAAAAAGTTTTTCTGGTCCAAGAAAACATTACCTATTACCAAAACACGCAAAAGAAGAAAAAGACTCCTAGTAGAATCAGATTGGAGAGATTATTTTGGTTCAAATAAACATTTACAAGAGGAAGTAGCCACCGCCGGCCAGGGCATCTATTACAGAGAAATATTACATTTATGTAAAACCAAAGGAGAATGTGCTTATCTTGAAGCTAAAGAGCAATTTGACAGAGAAGTTCTATTAACTGATGAATATTATAATGGAATTATCAATTGTAGAATAGGTGCAAATAGTGTAAAAAATATGTTTACAAAGCCAAAATAATGTGATATAATATACCTATTAAATAATAAAAAAAGCGTATGGCAAAAATAATTAAATTTCCCACTGGAGAGGAGATACCTCAAACCAAAGAGGAAATATACCAACAAAAACTCAAAGAATTAAGTGATGAATTAGTAGCTACTTCTCAGTATTTACTTGACTTAATGGAAGAGTTTATAGTAAACGGTCAGGCCTCTGAATTAAAAGAGCTGATGGAAATGAATATTCGTGATGAAGCATATCAGGAATCTCGTGATATGTATGTAGTGGTTAATATAATTAATTCTATGTTAAATAGGTATTTTGGTTTACCCCATTCTTTACACAGAGATTTGGATAGAATTTATATTAAACTTAAAAAGCTACAACAGGCTCACGATGAAAAACAAGAAATACACTTTACCCTAGACCCTGATTTCCATATGCCATTGGATAAAGATGAAAGTGGTTTAAGTGAGGACGATAAAGATGATACTGATTGATTATAGTCAAATTGCATTATCCAATATTATAGTGCAAAAATTAAACGATGAAAACATGATAAGACATATGATACTGAATAGTATTCGTATGTATAATAAAAGATATAGAGATGAATATGGACAGATGGTTATATGTGCCGATGGTATGAATAACTGGCGTAGAGATGTATTTCCATATTATAAAGCAAACCGTAAGAAAAGCAGAGATAACTCTGACCAAGATTGGTCTGAAATATTCAGAATATTACACATGGTCAAAGATGAAATTAGAGAAAACTTACCTTATAAAGTTATGCATATCGAAGGTTGTGAAGCCGATGATATTATTGCTACACTTACTCACAAAACACAAGAGTTTGGTCAACATGAACCTGTAATGATTATTTCATCAGATAAAGATTTTATACAGTTACAAAAATTCAGTAATGTAAAACAGTTTAGTCCAATACAAAAGAAAATGGTATCTGACCCTAACCCTAGACAATACTTATGGAATCATATATTCCGTGGAGATGCTGGTGATGGTGTACCAAATGTATTATCAAATGATGATACATTTGTATCTGAATCAAATCAATCGCCTCTCAGGCAAACAAAGATAGATGATTGGATACACAACTCAGAAAGATTAAATGAGGTTATGGAATCAGAAACATATCGTAATTATCAAAGAAATAAACGACTTATTGATTTTGCTGAAATTCCAGCAGACATACAATTAAACATTATAAATACTTTTGAGGAACAAAAACCAGCAATGAAAATGAAGGTTTTAAATTATTTAATAAAGAAAAGATGCAACCATTTGATTGAAGTCGCGGAGGAATTTTACAATGGCTAAAAAATTATTATCAGAGGTTTTAGAACAAGCCTCTAAAGTATCAGATAGAAAAGACAGAATTGTCTTTTTACAAAAGAATAAATCACCAGCCTTAATGGATATTTTAAGAGTGAATTATGATTCTGACATAGTATCATTATTACCAGAAGGTGCTCCTTCCTACAGGAAAGATGACGCACCGGTCGGGTATGAATTTTCAACACTACATAGACAACATAGAAGATTTAAATACTTCTTTAAAGGTCCTATAGCAAACGAAACACACCCTTTAAGAAGGGAAAGTATGTTTGTGAGTATGTTGGAATCTCTAAATGTTCACGAGGCAGAATTACTTATTCTTGCAAAGGATAAGAAATTAAAATATAAAGGTATTACTAAGAAATTAATTCAAGATGCCTTTCCAAATTTAATTAAAAAATAAAGGAGGTATATCGGCAAAAAACCTATATTATGATCTTTTTTAACTTAACAATGAGGACAAGCTTATGGTTATTAAAATTGATCGCCTTAAAAGAGACAAAAAAGAGGCAATATATTATAGAAACCGATTGAAAAGAAAAGGTAAAGATGTATTGGCATATAAGATGCAAAAACGCATTATCAATATAGATTTACATTTAGAACAAATAAAAAGATTAACATAGGAGGCATACCAGGTGGGGCTGGGTGCCCCACCGATTTTTAAATATTATGACACAACAATTTGACCCAAAAGAAATCAAAAATTCTAAGAGAATCTTTAAATCTGCAACTCCGAAATATACCCTTGATTGGTATATAAAGTGGTTGTCTAGCATATTAGTTTTAGGAGCAATGTCAGTTAGAGGTATTGATGGCCTAGAATATTACGACTTAATATTATCCATACTTGGTGTTTCAGGTTGGGTATTCGTAGCTATAGCTTGGAAGGATAGAGCTCTCATTGCACTGAATGTAGTGGGATTATTTTTCTTATTAAGAAACTTTTTTGAATTGGTTTACATTTAATCTTTTTTATGATATAATATACATTATGAATATTTTTGTTCTTGACAATGACCCAGCAGTGGCAGCTCAAATGCTCTGTGACAAACATGTACCAAAAATGATTGTGGAGTCTGCACAAATGCTTTCCACAGCTCATAGAATGCTTGATGGCACACCTGTTCGTAGGCCTTCAAAATCAGGCAAAACAATGCAACAATATTACACATTCGGCGACGATAGAGATAATTTGTATTATCTTGCTGTGCATAAATATCACCCATGTACGACATGGACTATGGCAAGTAAGGCTAATTATGAATGGCACTATAAACACTTCTTTGAAATGGCTATGGAATATCAATATCGCAGAAAAAGAGTTCATGCTACATTTAAAAAATTAGGTATATTATTGGCAGGTGTTCCAAAAAATATACCAGATATAGGACTTACAGAATTTGCACAAGCTATGAACCACTACCCAGATTGTAAGGTTAAAGGAAATGCTGTTGAGGCTTACAGAAATTATTACCATGCAGCAAAACCATTTGCAAAATGGGAATGGGGTAGAAAAGCTCCTAAATGGTGGAAAGGTTACCAAGGTGAAGTATAAATTTTACGAACATAGATATACATTCAAAGGTAACTTTGCATATGCTGCTGACTGCATTAAACATGCTTTAGAAATTATGGGTTATACAGAAGATGAAGATGACCCAGATTTACACATATATAATCACACATATAGAGGTGACCCAGATTATTTTATGCCTGTAAACAGTATAATATTTAAACCTACAGCCCCAACAAGTAAACATTTTCAAATATGTAGAGAAGGATATGCAAATTCTTCTGAACTTACTTTTTTAGAGCCTATAATTAAGAAACCTGACCCGACAGAGATGCTTGAAATACAAGATTTAATAAAAAGAAGAGCAAATAAATGGGACGATTCTATTATGTTAAAATGGTCAGAGGCAAAGAATATAAAGAAGGACCATATATTAATTATAGGTCAAATGCCAGAAGATGAAACAGTTATGGGTTTTAGTTTTGGAGACCATTGGAAAAAATTATGTATGATTGTTGATAAAATAAAATACAGAAATAATATTGTAATTAAATTACACCCGCGCATTAGAAAAGCAAGTCATAGAATTAGAGATATAAATAAACAAATAGAGCTTTGGGAAGAAGCAGGGCATCAAGTGCTTTCTGGATATGAATCCATACACAGTG